TGTGGTTAAAAATCTTGTCCCCAAGCGCTGATCGTCGGTATTCCTTAGACTCTCTTGTGTTTTCCTTGTAATCGTCACTAAGGGTGCATAAGTTGGTATTGATTGTGCTCACACTCTCCTCGACATTTTCCAGTCGTTTTTCGTGGTCAAGGAGGGTAGTTCTCCAACACGTTTTCTTTCCCCACCAATCCTTGATTTGTTGCCGGTACTTGATTAGCGAGGCAATGATCGTTAGCAAAGCGACAATACAGGCAAGTATCGTGCTGACAATTCCTAATGTGCTCATTTCATCAGAGCCTCCCACGTTTGCGGCCCGACAACGCCGTCCACGTACAGTTTGTGGTCCGTTTGAAATTCTTTGACCATCCTGTCAGTAAGCGGACCTAAATTCTCGTCAGTAACCATCTTGTTGTCATCGGTATACCCGAGATTAATCAAGATCGCTTGTAACACGCCTACCACAGGCCCCTTATCGCCCTGCTTAAGCGTGTTGGCTTTCGCCCATGCGTCTACCTTATCTGCCGGCGACGGCTTTGGCGGCGACACAGATTTTGGTGTAGATTTAGGGGCGGGCTCGGTCGCGAGCACCTTGACGTACTTGGTTCCAAGGTGCAGCCATCCCTTTTCGGCAGGCACATATCCCCAACCTGAGGTCTCTTCCGCGATCTCGACGACGCTGTCTTTTGGCAGCGTTTTCAGGCGCTTAGATAGTGTTGACGGTTTTTCTCTTACATTTAGGCCGTGAGGCGTGATTATCTGTACCCGTTTACTTTCTGCCGGTTTAGGTGCTGGTGTAGTAGAGCCAGTCATCGCGGCTTTTACATCATGCCTAAAAGTGTCCATTGTGAAAGGCAATTTTAATTGAGCCCACAAATGCTCAGGGTCTCCGTGATTCGATGCGACGCCGGCCTTATGCCCTTCCTTGTGGCTGATCAGTGCGAGATGGTTTTTGCCCTTGATCTTCGCCAGCGGATCGAGGCCACGTCGCTTGAATATATCTGCGAACAATTCGACGGCCGTCCAGTAGTTTTCAATCACGTATTTCCTTGAAGCTTCAAGATGTTCAGGAGCAACCGTGAACTTACCGCCTTTGCCGTACTTCAACCACTTCGGCTCTGCCATTTCGACCTGGAACATGTAATTATTCGCGTTACCGTTAGGGCCGCTTCCAGAAGTCCATGGGCGCTTGTCCTCCGGCAGGCATTGGATAGCGACGCCAGGCTCGGTGACGTATGTAGGGCAGACCCGAGCGGTCACGCGATTCCACCGTGCCGCCCAGTTATCAGCTGATGCCTGGGGGCAGCCGACCGAGTGGAGCATACCACCTAAGACACCCTGCATCTTGCGAGGATCGTTATAGCACGGCGACTTGGTAGCATGTCTAATTTTGATTGTTATTGCCATTTGTTTTTCCTCCAATAAAAAACCCCAGCTATGCTGCAGCTGAGGTAATCAGTCTGATTATCTTAATGATGCTAGACATCAGGGCGCATTTTCGACCCAACCAAGGTCTTCTAGGATATCCTGAACTTCTTGCTTCAAATGATCAGGTACATCATCTATTGTTTTCTTTCCCTTCATAATTAAATTCGCATAGATAGCCGCCATCGTTCATCACCTGTCCTTTCTATAACAACATTTCATAGACTTCACACAGCACCAATTGCGTATCAGTTATCTGACTTTCCAAAGATTCATTTTTTTCATCAAGCATCTTGATGTATTCATCCTTGTCGTACTGAACCAAATTGTATTCAAAGCCAGTAAATCCTTCCTGCTCATCTATGCTCGGCTCAGTGACTGCCTGAATATCGGAGGCAATCCATACACTGAATTCATCGATACTCATTTCTTCAGGCATGACTGTACTCCTTGTTTTTCCAAAATCTTTCATGCTTTTTTACCGCCTTTCTTGTTTTTGCTTTTGATGTTGCGCTGATAGTATGCATCTGCATATTCCTGGATTGGCGCGATGTATTTCTGCTGCAATCTGTAACTGTCACAATGCATCAACCAACCCTTATATGAATTGATGGCGCACCATTTTGAATAATTCAGGTCTCTTCCTTCCATCCTGTCCTTGTTTATTCGATTCAGTTTCTTCTTCATTCGTTTGCAGGTACGTTTTCTCAGTAGTACATAATCTAAGAAAACTCTATAGCCAACGTAATCAACGCCTCTGATATAGGAAGGGAAGACCTGCCAATTTTCTTTAATTTCAAGTTTTAGATTCATTCTGAAGTATTCAGCAATGTCATCTTTCAACTTGTGTAAATCACTTTTATTTTCACCGAAAATAACAATGTCATCCATGTATCTAAAATAGTGTTTGACCCGCTTGACCTCTTTTATCCAGTGGTCAAAAGATGACAAATAAAGGTTGCCTGAGTACTGTGAAAGATAATTTCCAATCGGAATCCCAACACCACCAGGTGTCGAATCGATGATTTCATCTAGCAACCAAAGCAAATCCTTGTCCTTGAATAATCTTCTATACTGCATTTTCAAAATGGCATGATCAATAGAAGGATAGTATTTCTTTACATCTAACTTTAGACAGTATTGACAACCGGAGATGTCTGTTTGCATAGCGTGTTTCAGCTTGTACAAGCAAAGATGGATACCCTTTTCAGGAATCGCAGAATAGGTATCATCAGTAAAAGTTTTCAACAGATAAGGTTCAATGATTTGTAGAATCGCCCATTGGCAAATCCTGTCAGGGAAGTATGGTAATTTGTAAATCAGGCGTTCTTTCCCGGTGTCATTCCTGATAAAAGTTTTATATTCAGAAGTGTGGTAGGTTTTATTGATTAGCATTTCCTGGAGCCTCGCTAGGTACTCTTCAGGATTTTCATCAACCAGTTTGACTTCCTTATACCAGCCTTTACCTTTCTTCGCATTTTTATGCGCACGTCTTAGGTTGTCTATGTCATAGATCTTGGGGTATAGCTTTCCGTATCTTTTCATTTTGTATGCATATTGAATGGTCAAATCTTCAACTTTGAGAGTTTACCAATACAACCTTTCATCTTTTTATATTTTGGCAAGCGCCAGGGCAATTTGGTCACATATGTAAAAAGTAAAGTATCTTTCACACCTTACTTCTTTATAATTTATATGCATTTAGTGAGTGACTGCCGATGTTCCGATTCCGATTAGCCGCTGAATTATTCAAATTCCAATAGAAACTGCCTGCATTCGAGCCATTATTCCAATTACCGCCTAATAGAGCAATGGAATTGCTGACTTTTTCAGGTAGAGATTGTTTTATGTTCGCGTATAAGAATCAGTACAAATTGCCCAATAATTCAATGGTTAAGCCACTTTTGGCACATACAGCGAGCGACCGCCGATGCTCCGAGCCCGATTAGCCGCCGAATTAGCCAAATACCAAGAGAAACCGCCCGCACTCGAGCCACTACCCCAACTACCGCCCAAGAGAGCAATCGTATAATATTCGACAGCTCTATTCTGGTAAAAGTAGTCTCCGACGGGGACACTTGCATTGCCGAGAGCTTCAGAGGCAATGAATAGCCAATCATATTCTTCGTCATAAGCAAAAGCACTTATGTAGCCATTTGTGCCACTAATAGTGATTCCTGCGTCCTTGTATGCGCCATCATTTTTATTGTCTGTAAAATCGTTGTCTGCGATATAGACAGAGCCCTCACCATAGTTGTAAATGTTGATTCCATCAACCCACTTCCAAATGTTTCCGTAGAAGTTTTCTTCGCCCCTGTATGAGATCGCTGACCAACCGCTTTCACTGGTGACAGCCCCCGTAGCGTTTCCAAGATTAGTCGTGATACCGGTGAGTTCAGACATGTTGGTTGCGCCATCATCTGCTTTGCCTGTGATTCCAGCCCCAATTGCGGATTGCATGTTAAAACTTGCGTACTCAACAAGAAACAGAAGTGCCGTTGCAGTCACAGATTGAATCGTTGCTTGCGTCCACCCCGTCCCGCGCTTCGCGGCAAGGGCCCTGAACCCTGCTCTAGTTGCCCCGCTCTGTGACAGCCCGCTAGTTGGTTTAGCCCCCGCAATAGACGCGAGTACATCATTGTCAAAGTCGACGGTCTGCGCATCGTTGATGTTGTATGCATCAGCCGACGTGTCATAAGTGGACCCTTCATAAGCCGAAAGGTATATACAATCATTTTCCACGCCATTTCTAATAAACGCTGGATGCAGTTTGAATCCGGCTTTCTTAGTGGGCGAAATGTAATATCTGCCTTTCCGCAGGAGCATTCCTTTTTCACCGAGTCTTCTTTCAAGCTCAAGCGGGACAACCTTGTAATAGAACTTTGGCTGTTCCACCATGACCTGAACTTTTGTTCCGACTGGGTATGTGGTGTCGTCGAGGGTGACTGCTTGTGTCAAAGCGCCTGTTTCTGTGTACCCCGCCTCGCCATGATAAGCGAGGACGACGCCCGCATCCGTCAGAATGCATCGTTTACGCTTCCACGGATCAATAGCATCAAAGTCCGCTCCAGGAGTCATTGCGGAAGCACCTGCAAGTC